CCTAACTAAACTAAACACAACTGAACAGAACCCAACCTAACCCAACGAACCACACCTGCCAAACCTCAACTCAACGGAACCAAACCTATTCCAATCTCCAAACACGAATACCTCGAACCTTTCCTTTTCCGTGATCTTCAACCACCGCTTTCATACGAACTTTTAATTTTCGTTCTGAACATACCAGACGGATCTTTCTCTTGGCCTCTTTAATATTAAAGCATGGAATAAAGAAAGAAGCGTAGGGTTTAAATTTATCCCAGACAATTTCGTAGGCGATGTCATCAATCTGGATCATCTACAGCATCTCCAAGTTCTTTTAAAAACTCTGTGGCTATAAGGTCTGTATCCGTCGCATCAAAAACATGAACCTCTACAGGGGGACTGTCTATCGTAGTACCCTTAGCTAACCGCTTTCTTGTACTCCCTTCATAAATACCCGCTGCCTTTAACTCCCGCGTCATGTCCTTAAATATGATCTGTTCTTTCGCGCAGTAACGTCTAATCTCTTTGCTGTATATAAATATCTTATGATCGTCAGGCTCGATGCGTATTGTTAATTCATATTTTGGTTCAACAACAGGCAGGGGTTTCATAGTAGTAGCGCGACCATCTTCTATACTATCTATAACAAGGATATTCCCGCGATTTGCGTTCAGGAAAGCACCTAGTACGCCAACAAAATCTATATCTGAATCTGTGATTTGTTGTCGAAGAGTCTCAACCAGATCGTGACTCGCCCATTTAAGCACCCTTCGCACATCAATGTCAATTAGACCTAGCCCTTTCGCTACGTGCGCTCCTGCAATATTGCAAGATATAACCGCAGACCAGAACCGTTCTCTCGAACTTAGTTTCGCTTCTGAATCTAAATGTTCTTGGATACCCTTCGCCAATGTAATAGTCTTTTCGAGATTATTAACTAAGTATTCTATGTATATAGGGCCAGCCAAACCGTAGTTATCAAAGAGTGTTCCCTCAAATAGTTTATAGGCTTGAGTCTTCGTCAGATTATTAGTGCGATCTATGCGGTACTCCAACAACCGCATGATCTCACCATCAGCGAACTGTTTTATTAAGTTGAGTTTCTCTGCCACAGAAGAGTTGCTGCTAGCTAGCGCAATCAGGCTCCAACTCGTATCGTTTTTACGCTCAACATTTGACTGAGACTGCATACGTCCTGGCCCCGATCCTTGGCTGACGTTATATAACAGCGTGGAAGCTGCCTCGGGGTGCATATTTGTGATCTCATCAATGGTATAAGGCAAGTTCGACATCACCCCAAGACGATTCATTTTATGGGCGAAGGTGTCTGTCTCTTGTGCCAGTAGTTTATCGGGGTGTCCGTATACAGAATTGCATACCTTCAGGATGGTGGATTTACCCGTCCCTGATGAACTGTTTATCAGGTTGATTAAGGCTCCATTAAACCCCAAATGTTTTATAAGAGGCGCACCAAAAGCTGTGAAGAATCCGAAAGCATGGGGTTCAAAATCAGGCATATCATATACCTGTACTACACCCTTCCAAATTTCTAGGTCGCCTTTTTTAGTAAGCCATTTCGATATAGATTCTGTTTTTGGTGAGGGGGGTGAGTAGCGTACACCAGTGGGGCCAATTTCTCTATCCCCTAGAATGAACTTGTCTCCTTCATCTGTCCAGCCAAACTGTGTTCTCATAATCTCTACTTCACTTTTTTGTTGTTGCTGCTCCGTACAGGCAATTAAATACGCCATCATCAGATCTAATTGTTTCGACATTAAAGGAAGACCGTTGGCAGAAAGAAGTTTCCTTAGTTCTTCCTTACTCGACATCGTAGATAGCGGGATTAGAAACTCACGCAGACCATCTTTCGGTAATACGATACTTGCAAGGGCCATATCCCCACGCTCTTTATCATTAAGGCGCTTTGTTAAAAATATATCTTTTTTAGATACAAGAATATCATCATCATTCTCGTCTTTATTCTTTCTGTATATACCACCCCCCGTAACTCTGAAATAAGGGAACGGTAACTCTGGAGGTTTTATAGGAAGGAGGGGGTCAAGACCCCCTTCATCTTTTTTTCTTTGAAATCCGAGGTCTAGTGGACTGCGTATCTTTCCGAAGTTAGGGCAGTCATCACATATATTTTTGTTGTGACCGTCTAGTGTGTCACAACGGTAAGGTTTACCAATTAAATCCGCAGCCTTTGTTTCTGTTTCAACACTATCATATTTTTTGTGTTGATTAGAAACGATATGGATAGCAGTATCAGCTTCCTCACAATTCGCTGCTATGGATAATACTCCGCGCCACAGATTATATTCCGCATCGTTCTGGTTCGTAATGGCGTACTCTATTTGAGCACAACCCTTACCCGTCTTTGTCTTTGATAGAATCTTATGAAAGGAATAATCCTCTCGGTTTATGTTTCGTGCGTGAGAATCTATATCTCCATACGGACCCTGAGCTATCTCTATCTTACCTACGATCCCCTCGAATTGATAAAAGTCTAACTCGGGAGAGTTAAGTAGGATGGATACTTTTGACGGGGGATCAGTTTTGTAGTTATACGTCCCTGGAACCCTCAAAATCCTGGCTAGGTCTGCGGTGATTGCCGGATCAGCATCTAAACCCTTCGCTTTGCATAGAGCCTTTAACTTTTTAGCTACAGGTAGCCATGCTTCTTTGCTTATGTGTTCTCTAAGCACCCAATAGATATGCACCCCCCTCCCGCTACTAATGATAGTGGGCGGGGGTAACTGCGTAGCATCACAGAAAGTCTTTAACGCTTCTAGTGCTTCCCGTTGTGTGGGGTAGGGTTTACCAGTCCCGCAATCAATATCAAGAAAGAAAGATTTAACCGACAGGGAATTTTGCTGTGTTCTGTTTGTTGGTTCAGCAAATGTAGAACACGCAAAATAAACATCCCTATCTTCGTTCAACAAAGAATCAACCTTTGTCTGAATTTCTTTCCAATCTTTATGGAAGCTCGTCTTAGCTTTTGCTTTAGCCTTTAACCCAACGATGCAATAGTATCCCTCAGAAGCAAGGATGTTTTGCAGAATCTCTGCCATCCTTATGCCCTTCCATTTTCTCGCTCAAGAAACCGTGAAATCCTCTTTTCATGTAACTTATTAGGTAGCCAACTTCCGTCGAACCATTTGTAAATAGTTATCCTAGACACATTAAATCTAGCTGCCATTTCTGAAACAGCCTTATCATGTTTTATACAGAATCTACCTAGTTTAACTCCCGAACTTGAAGCGTCTGCGTTCTTATTAGCCACAGCTATCTTGTTCGAGTACCCTCTATTGTCGCTCATCCGTCATCAACCTCGTCCGTAGATGGTGCAAATTTACTGAGTATGTCATCTAGCCCAGACTTAGCTTCTGGTTCAGCAGGTTTTTCAGCCTTCTTCTTACGTGTTCGCACCTTTGGTTTTTCCTGGGGTTCAGCAGGTGTCTCTGTCTCCGCTGGACTCTCGGACTCTTCTGGTTTCGCAGGTGCAAAACCATTGGAGTCTTTCGTTACAGACTCTTGATCGAACCCACTAGCTGCCTTTTCTTCTGGGCGACTGGAATATCGAACCGTTACATAATCCAGCAACTCAGACGTAAGTATCTTGTTCTCAAAATGCCCGTTCAATTTCTGGAACCTTGGGTCATCATCAGCCAAGAAATCACCCTTGTCCTTAATACCAAAGAACAATTTCTGATATGGCACAGATTGGTCAAAATACATCGTGGTTATAAACCGATGTAGCGGATACCCGTGGTCTTTAACCATCTTTACGAAGGCGTGTAGACCGAGGTCATCGCCCTTCTTACCCCAGATAGATGACGGTGCCAGTTGGATCTGGAATATCCTATCAGGATCGTCCGGCAAGCACACCGCACACCAACAAGTCCACTTGCAAGCCTTCGACGCTTTGTGAGGACACATAGCACAAGAATCTGCTTGTTTGTTAGCTACCGATTCGTGTGGATGTAGTGCGTTTTGGGACCAACAAGTAGGAGGCCGTCGGTTATCTGCGTTGTATGGGCTATCAAAATACTTCCTACCTACCCAGTCATTATCTTGAATGTCCCTCGTATTCGCTACTATAATTACTTTAAGCTCTGGTTGGCTCGCAACCTGGTCTTCTTCACCATCTACGATAAGACGGAACTCATTCTTAGAACTCGCTTTTATAGTCGGTAGCCGCACCATACTCGAACTTGAGTTTACGCTCACCCTTGTTTCTTTAATCGTATCTGGAAGGCTATCGAAAATATCCGATGTACCATCCGCTCCCGCTGCGTCTTGAGCAGCCGTTAATTCATTCGCCATTACTATTTCTCCTCTATGAACGTCTAATTGTTATCTTCCATTCTCTTTCAGAGTTAAGCCCTATAGGGTATTTCTCTGGGTCTTCATCTAAAAACTTACGCATATTCGTTTGATGTACGCGCTTCTCCAATAACTGAAACGCATCGTTGTCAATAATAAATTCGTACATCTTCTCCCAGTCTGCGGGCCAGTATCGTGTCTTTTGCTGACGTATAATCGTACCCGCTGGAGTCTTTACAGAATCCGCGCCAACCTCTGCAAGCTTGTCATTAAGGTACGTTTCCAACCGTTCCTTTTCGCTTGCAAGTTTCTTTACTTCTTTCTCAGCTTGCTTATTGATCTTTGCGATCTCATCTCGAATGGCTAGAACTGCCGTTGCTATTTGGTCGAGTGAGTAGCCCTCTTCAACCCTTTTATTCTCCTGCACATTTTCTTGAACTTCCATAACCTTCCCCTTCCTGAAAGCTATATCCCCTATATTACTAATATGAAACGGATACCCGTCCTTACTCACCAGTGTAAAGTATTACTTAACTATGTCAACCTATGAAACGCTATTTTTCATGAATAAAGTCATTATATAGATCGAGTATTTTAACGTGGTTTTCGAGCTTCCCCGACAACATTCCATATAACTTCTGTTCAACCCCAGACCCGCTCAAATTCACTACGGTCATGGCGTTTTTCTGGCCCTTCCGATTGATCCTGGCATTGGCCTGTAGGTAATGCTCTACACTAGTGATCGGGGAATACCAGATAACGGTGTTCGCAGCGGTCAAGGTGACTCCGTGGGCTGCTGCTGCGGGTTGGATAATCAGGACGCGGGGATCGGACATAGTTTGGAAACGCTGGATCATATCTGTTCGCTTATTGAGAGAAACGCTCCCGTCGATGCACTCTGTAGGAATACCCTCTTTGTTTAGATACTCCTCTATCACCGCTATAGTGTGTTTAAACGGGGCGAAAACAAGAACCTTAGCCGTAGCCTCATCTATGACTTCTTTAACTACCCGTAGTCGATTTGATATATCGAACTCAATCGTGCTACCAGAATTTGCGTAGACACAGCCCCCGCTAACCTGGAGGAGCTTACTAAAATTAACCGCTGCGTTCTTTGAAATAACTAACTCTTCATCAGCCTCCATAATAAACTCTTCTTTTAGCTGGTGATAGTAATACTTTTGCTGGGGGGTAAGGGGGGTTTCCCTACTGGTATAGGTAATCTCAGGTAAATCGAGGCACTCCTCTTTTGTATATCTAATCGCTGGTTGTAGCGTATTGAAAACAATATCTTCTGCGTTTGGCTTAGGTACAAATATAAACCGCGATACTTGATACATCACAGAGTCTTTGAAGCGGGTTTTGCTAGGCGTAACATTCTCAGGTACACATAGCTTTGCAAGACCGTGTGCATCAATAGGAGACTGTGCTGCTGGTGTGCCTGTCAACATCCATAACCAAGTTGACGGCCCCATGATATGTTTGTTCACGACCTTCCAACGCTTAGTAGTCGCGTTCTTGTAGGCATTTGCCTCATCAATAATAACGAGATCGAAGCCTCCTTTAGCAACCGTTTCTTTTATAACGTCGATGCCGTCGTAGTTAATCACGATAAACTCGTAACCACCCTCTACTACCTTTATCCGTTTCTCCTTTGTTCCGTGAGCTACACCTACAGATCGGTGAGGTGCAAACTTAAAGAAGTCCGATTGCCACGCGCTTTTCATAATACTTAGTGGGCAAATAATTAGGACTCTGTTTATGTACTCCTGCTCAAGCAAGTAGTCTGCTGCAAAAATACACGCTGCTGTCTTACCTGTTCCTTGTTCGTTGAAACAAAAAGCCCTGGGGTTCAGTGTCAAAAACTCTGCGGTTGTTTTCTGATGATCCATCGGGGGGTGTATGCCTCCCCACACGTAATCGTGCATGATCGGAGAAGGAACCCGTTTCATATTTAACTTGGTAAGTTTCTGTGCCGTCGGTAAATCCCAACCCTTTATCGCCATCGTATAAATATCTTTATTTACTTGGAGGACATGGCTATCTGGGATACTGCTCTGTATCTGATCTGGGTTTCTCGTCCGTAGTACAAGGGTATCTTCGATAACTTGCATTACTTATTTTTATTCCGTTTCGGAGCGCGTTTCTTACTCCGTTTCGGAGCACTCTTACCTTTAGCCGTACTTAACGCAATAGCCACAGCTTGTTTCTGAGGCTTACCTGCTTTGCGTAACTCTTTTATGTTCTCACCTATATTGCTCTTTCCTTTTTTAAGCGGCATCTAGCTTCTCCCATTGTATTCACAGTCCAGCACCGGACAAAATTTGTAACAGCTAAAGTTAGTCTCTGGATTCCAAGTGTCAGATTCAAAACATATATTCAGCCTATCTAAATCCCCATCCCAGTTGGCCCAATACTGGTCTTCTCTTTCCCTATAAAAAGATTCTTCTACTAACTCTTCTGCAACTACGAAAAGAAGGCCACCCTTAACCGTAGTTACTTCGGGAAAGTGTCTAAACAAAGCAAGCGATAGGACTTCAAGTTGTTTCGTATCTGCATAACGGGTAGATTTCCCGGTCTTATAATCGACAAGCAACGCCTTGTCTCCATCCACAGCGACAAAATCTGCAATGCCTCTCCACCAGGCCGAGTCGGTGTCTTCAAAAGAACAGGGTTCTAAGTCACAGGTCAAGGCCATCTTATACTCGTAGTATTTTTCCCCAGCGGTTTTCATTAACTTATCTACATAGGGTTGAATGAATTTGTATTTCTCAGGTATATCAACCCCATCTCGGCCATACTCTTCTGCTGCCTGATGCGCTTCTTTACCATATATTAAATAGTCCCGTTCAGGTTCAGATATATCTTTAAGAATACGCTCCCTAAAAAATCTACGTGGGCATTGCTTGAACAACGACAGACTAGAGTAGCTCCAAGTAAAATTACTCATCGTACTTCTCTTTCGCTATGGCTTCTAAATCCCTAACCCAAAGGCACATGGGGTTAACCCCAGGAATTTTTATGTTTTTTAAATCTCTCTCAATGAGGCCGTGATCCCCACTCTTGAATATAGCCTCGACACTCTTCCTACCGAACTTATAACCCCGTGCTTCTACATCTGCCTTCCTCGCAATATCCGCTTTCTTCTTATGCTGCCGTCTTTTATTTCGAGCGACGGTCTTAATGTCTGCGACGGTTAGTTTGTTTCTGTTCTTTACTCCGACGGTGTAAAGGTCATTATCCAAATCCCGCAGTGTCAGTTTAATCTTATAGTGCCAGCTACCTTTAAAGTTAGGATTTTTACTAGCAATAATGTAAGCCTGTTTTGCAAGTTTGTTTGCAAAATTAGCCATCGGAGTACCTCATAATAAATATAGGGGTATCAATCCCCTGCCAAACATTTAATACCTTTTCCATATACTCGATAGCTTCTTCACGAGTCATACGCTCCATCAATACTGATACGCATTTATTGTAGTCATAAACCAAACTATCCAGGTTGTTCTTCCTACCTACACCCACAATCGCACCATCCAATCCAGCTACCTTTATCACGAGCAGTCACCGTAACTATCACCTATACCGCTCTCACAATTTAGGGGCAAACCTTCGGCCCACTCTGGAGCATTTCTCATTACCTCTTCAATATATCTTTGCGCTTCTTCCTGTTCCTTTTCTTTGACCACAATAATGAGGGAGTCATGCACTGTGAGGGCTACCTTATAACGCCTACCCACTCGTATCATTTGGTGCGCGATGATACACCGCGCCAAAGCCTGACATAAATTCTCAGTAACCTTGCCCCCATATATACGTGTCCGTC